GAGAAGCTTACTCTTTATTGAAAAATATGAGAAACCATATAAAAGTAAACCCATATGAATACCCAATTGAAATGTTTGGTTGTCCTGATCAAGCACCAATATTTACATTGTTTTGTACTGGTAATATTAATAATTATAGATTGTACAAATATGGTGATGAGAATTGTCGAGTTCGTATATCAACTCTCATTGATTTTTCAAAGACAACTCAAGATATTGATGTTATAATGATGAATCCTTCCAGTTATGATATGGTTGTTTATAGTCCCAAATTTATTTTCGAGTCCACAGCAACTGTTTTGAATTCTCTCAAAACAACTTTTGGAATAAATTTTGAAGATATGAGAAAATATTGGGATCAAAATATAACAGATAAAATTGTAAAACCAAAAGAAAGGAATAGATTGATTGAATGGATGAAATACAAATTTTTTGATAGAATATTTTTGGAAGCGTATACAAAAATGAGCAGAACAAAAATGACATTAAGATTATCAAGATATGCATCAAAAAAGACAATAAATTGGAAATTTGATAGTGAATATTTAGAAATTGCTGAAAAAAAACAGAAATTAAATTTGATGGATATTAAAGAAACATTTTATAATATGTGTAAATTAATTGATGAGCAAACAACAATTTATAATCAAACAGAAATATGTAGAATTTTAACGAAATCAGACCCAACTTGTTTAACAATTTATGAATATTTTAATACATCAAATATGCAAATTATAAGAAATACAAAAGATAAAAGAAAATCAACAGTTGCAACAACAATGCCAAACAAAACATGTTTTGTTTTTGTTGAAAATAACCCTGGAATTCTACTTCAATATTATATAAATAAAGAAAACTTTATAAAAGATTTAAGAAAGGTTAAAAATGAAATATCCTTACAAAAAGATATAGAAACATTAAATAGAAATTATGGTGATTTAAGTGGGATGAGTGTTTTTAAAATTTTAACAATTTATAATGATTTATGTATATCAACATATCATCCACCAATATATTTATGTTATTATCAAGGTAGACCAACATTAACTGAAGCATTAAATGATCAATTAATGAATAATTTTTTTAAAAATGATATGTGGATTATAAGACAAATAGACGTTCTAAAAATTGAGTCGAATATTGATGGTTCAATATTTTACCACACTCCAAGAGGTTATACACAAACTACAAATAGACAAGCT